AGCGGTCTGATATCCTGCCGCCCGGTGCTTTTCCTGCACACCGGCAAGCCCGCTGTTTACCTCCGCTGCCGCCGTAAGCAGCGCATTCGCCACTGTTTCCGCGTCCACGTCAGCCGGAATACTGCGGCTGCGCTGGAAGTCTGACAGGTTCATATCCGGCCAGAATCCGTCATTGGTCAGCGGGCTGTCCTGGTACTCAATCGGCTTGCCACTGAACATAAAATCCCCCGTAAAAAGGTGGGCTGACCGGAATCCACGGCGCATTACACTGCGTGTTCTGCCCTCATCCGCGCCCACCCGGCTTGCGGTAGTCGTTATTCAGCCGTAAGCGCCCGGATGCGCGCCGCAATCGTCTTGCGCATCGTGCCTACGCCTGCCCTGTGATACTTCGCCTCGGCGGCCGCCAGCAGCCGGTCAGCCTCAGACAGCGTTTCAACGCTATCTGACGCCGCCGCCCGCGCCTGTCCTGATTCATCACGCAGCAGCAGCAGCCCCGCAAACTTGAACCATTTGGCGGTGATTTCCTCGTGCAGCCGCCAGCGCTGCGTAACGTTCGCAAACGTCCGCGAGAAGTAAGGCTCTAAGTCTTCACCCGCCTGGCTTGCCTGCTCCGCCCAGTTCATCATCTGATCGGCCACAAAGACCGGGAATCGTGATTTGATGTTCTCTGGCGTGGCCTGCTCCTGCGCAATAGCAATGTCTGCCCAGTCCAGCGCCTGATCGAACTCGCCCACGTCAAACAGCCAGACGACGCAGTACGCGAACACCGGATTGGCATACACGCGGCCCAGTTCGAGGTAACTTTCCACCGTGGGCATCCACTTCGGCAGCAGCACATCACGCTTCATCGCCACACGCTCTGCCGTCGTACCGAGACTGCGTAAAATCGCCACGTCTTCCATGATTTCCTGCATCTGCAGATGAAGGCTGGCCGTAGTGTTAACTTCCTCAAGCCGCGCCTGCTGCTGCTGCATGGTCACGCGCTGACTGTGTCGCTGTGCGGGTGAAAGACTCATGATCAGCCCTCTGCCGGTTCGGTTACCTTGCCAATGGTCACGGCATCTTCGTCAATGGCCGCGTACAGCTCCGGCTCCTCAACGGCGTAACCTTCATTGCGCAGGTACTTGTTTTCGTACTGCTTGCGGTCTTCCACAAACTCCGCCTTACGCTGGCGCGTACCGCGCTGCGTGTAGATGTGCAGGTTTGACAGTGGCGTGACCACCATGCGCTTGCCCGGCATAAACGGCGGGATAATCGCGGTGCGCCCGGCAATGGTGCTGCCCAGCATCTGCGCAGCGATTTTCTCCGTTGGCTTGTCTGCCTTCTGATACAGGCGGTATTGTTCCGCCGCGACCAGATCGGCCCCGACCAGCACCACCAGACGCGGATCGTTACGGAACTGCGCCGGAATTTTGGCGTTAATCAGGTCAGAGGCCATCGCATCCAGCGAGCGATAATCACCGGCATCGTCCAGGCTGACCGCATCGGTCATAATCTGGAATCCGTCTTTGAAGCCCTTCATGCGCTGATGCCAGCCGATATTCACGTCTTCACCGTTCGGGTTTTTCTCCGGATCGGTTGTCGTCGCCACCTCTTTGCCGTTGAAGCCGATACGCAGCATGTCCAGCGCGAACGCCTGATTGGAAAACGTCTGCACCATCTGGAAAAACTCACCTTCATCACCGGCGTTTGCCCACAGCGACAGCAAATCCCACTGAAGTTCGGCGCATGAATCCGTTTCAACCAGCTTGTAATCGTTACCGTCCACACCGACTTTGCGACGAAAACGCCCGCCAGCCACGCGCCCGGTATGTAATCCAGATTTACCAACCTGAACCACCTGACCACTTAGCTGGTCCACATCCGCAATAGTGATCAGATCAAGAAACTCCACGGACTCCAGCAGCGCAGCGCGGAGGCTGGTTTCCTGCGGATCGGTGAGGCTGAATGCGCGGGCTGGATTCGTCACGCCGTAATGCTCAGCCAGTCCGGCAGAGAAAGCGTCAATGAATGCCAGTGCGCGTTTGTTTAACTTCATAAATAACCCTCTCGCAAATAATGCGACTTATAGAAACTTCCCTGACGAAGGCAAAATTAGATGAATTTAAATTTGCGACTTTCCTGCTTATCGCCGGGCTTACGCTTAGGCAGCTGTGTAATCTTGTTATCCAGCTTTCCAAAGTTTTTAATGACCGCCCCGATATTTTCACGCAGCGTTGCAAATTCCTGCGTATCCACCACTTCGGCGATGGTATTCACATCTTCCTGCGTGGAAGCCAGTTGCGTTTCAATTGCAGACACACGGCCTTCCAGATTATTCAGGGCTTCAGCCAGCGCCTGTAATTTGTCGCTGTCTTCCGGCGCATCAGTAGTCACGTCATCTTCAGCGAATTTTTTCGGCTGAATGCCAAACAGCTTTTGCCAGTTTTTCATTTTTGTTTCCTGTTCCACTTTTCCATTCCGGCCAAACTTATAGCGATAGCAGCCGGGTTTGATTTTTTTGCGCTGGCTAAAGCGCATACGTGAAGTGCCCACGCTGGCAGGCGAGTCCGTTGCCGCCAGCCCTTCGAGATAGCTGCGCCCTGTGCCGCGAAAGTTTCCGTCTTCGGTAAGCTCTACCGAAAAATAAAGAAGCTGATCGCGTTTATTGGCTTCAATCAGGCTCATGTTCGGACTGATTTTTGCGTAAAGCCTTACCAGCCCGTCATCACCTTCCTGCCACATCACCTGTTTTACGCTGCCCCCATTTCCGTAATCGCGTTCATGCTCCGGCCAAATAAGTGCGGCGTATAATTCAGGGTCATATGTTTCAGCAGCATCAATCAACCATTCCCGTTTTAATTCCCGGCGGTCAACCGTATCTCCCTCGGTGGCAATACACAGCCAGTCAGTACATAACTGTGACATATATTTTCCTGCCCTCCGTAACAGCAGAGCCATTATTAATGAATTAAACCCCTGCCGCACCCTGACAAATTCTGCTCTGTTCGGATAAAGGCAATTAGGCGAACCATAAAGAATCAAAGCGGGATTTTTATTTACTCTGCATCGGCATAATAGCGTTCAGGCATATAAAGGAATGAAATTATCGGATGGCTAAATACAGTGAAGAATTACGCGGCGTTGCGCGCGCCCTGTATTTAAGGCGATATACGCCAAAGGAAATTGCCAGTGAATTAAATCTGCCGAATGCGCGGATTATTTACTACTGGGCGGAAAAGGAAGGCTGGGCAGATATGCTCAGTCATGAAAGCACGGAAGATGCGATAGAGCGCCGCATCCAGCTGCTGACCGGACGCGACGGCAAAACAGAGCTGGAACTGAAAGAACTGGATCAGCTGATTGCCCATGCGGTAAAGCTGCGCGCGCAGCACAACAAGCACAAAGAGAAACTGGCCGCCGCGCGCCCGGCATCCACTGGCGGCAGCAACGGCGGCAACGATGAGGAAAGCGACCAGCCGCGCGGTAAGCGTAAATACAACAAAAATGACGTATCCGGACTGACGGAAGACAACCTGAACGCATGGGCTGAAGAACACCTGTTCGGCTACCAGAAACACCTTCGCCTGAACATCAGCCAACAGGTGCGTAACATCCTCAAAAGCCGCCAGATCGGTGCGACCTGGTATTTTGCTTTTGAGGCGTTTGAAAACGCCGTGCTGACCGGCGACCCGCAGATTTTCCTTTCCGCTTCGCGTGCGCAGGCGGAGGTTTTCCGCTCATATATCGTCAACATCGCTCAGGAATATTTCGGTATCACGCTCACCGGCAACCCTATCCGCCTGAGCAACGGCGCAGAGCTGCGCTTTCTGTCTACAAACAAGAATACGGCGCAGTCATACAGCGGCCACCTCTACTGTGACGAATATTTCTGGGTTCCAAACTTCACGCGGCTGAATGAAGTGGCCTCTGCGATGGCCACACACGACAAATGGCGCACCACTTACTTTTCAACGCCGTCAGCCAAAACGCACCAGGCTTACCCGTTCTGGACCGGCGAAGAGTGGAAAAAAGGCAGTAAAAAGCGCACCGCCGTGGTGTTCCCCACGTTTAACGCCATGCGCGACGGCGGACGCCTCTGCCCCGATGGCCAGTGGCGCTACGTCATCACGATGGAAGACGCCATTGCCAACGGCTTTAACCTCGCCAGCATCGACAAACTGCGCAACCGCTACAGCAAAGACACTTTCGATATGCTGTACATGTGCGTGTTCGTTGACAGTAAGGACGCGGTATTCAGCTTTTCCGACCTGGAAAAATGCGGCACGGATATCACGTTCTGGCAGGACCACGACCCGAAAGCGCGCCGCCCGTTTGGCGATCGTCCGGTCTGGGGCGGTTATGACCCTGCCCGTTCCGGTGACCTGTCAACCTTCGTGATTTTGGCACCGCCGGTGCTGGCCGGTGAGAAGTTTCGCGTGCTGGCCATCATCAACTGGCGCGGCATGAACTTCCGCCATCAGGCCAGCGAGATCAAAAAACTCTTTGCCCGGTACAACTTCACCTATCTGGGCGTAGACGTGACCGGCATCGGCCAGGGCGTTTATGACAACATTTACCCCTTTGCCATGCGCGTGCTGAAACCTATCCGCTACGACCTGAGCACAAAAAATCGCCTGGTACTTAAAGCGGCAGACGTTATTGAAAGCGGACGCATTGAATGGGATGCGGATCTGAAAGAGGTGGCCGCGTCGTTTATGTCCATCCGGCGCGCCGTCACGAAATCAGGCAGCGCAGTGACCTTCGTCGCTGATCGCACGGCAGAAACCGGCCACGCAGAGGCAGCCTGGGCAATTATGCACGGGCTGGACAATGAGCCGCTCAACTACGAGCACAAACCTAAATCCAAATGGAAGTTTCAGAAGGCAGCATGAAAAAACGATATAAGCAACGCGCCAGCGGCGCACAGCAGGCGGCAGGTAAGCGCAAAATGTCCGTGCTGCGCTTCGGCAAGCCTGAACCGGTATTGACCACCGGCACCGATTACCGCGATGTGTGGTATGACAACGATTTTGATCACTACAGTCTGCCGATTGACCGCCTTGCGCTGGCGCAGCTGGTAAACCTCAACGGCCAGCACGGTGGCATTCTGCACGCGCGCAAAAACATGGTGCTGTCGGATTATCTGGGAGGCGGTCTGACGTTTGACAGCCTTGAGGCTGGCGCGATGGATTTGCTGACGTTCGGGGATCTGGGGCTTGTAAAAATTCGCAACGGCTGGGGCGACGTGGTTGCCCTGGAACCCATGCCCGGCCTGTATATGCGCCGCCGAAGGGACGGTGAATTTGTGGTGCTGCAGCAGGGTGAACCGCTGGTTTACGCTGAAAAGGATGTGATTTTTATCCGGATGTATGACCCGCAGCAGCAGATTTACGGCCTGCCGGATTATATCGGCGGCATTCACTCAGCCCTGCTCAACAGCGAAGCGGTGATTTTCCGCCGCCGGTATTATCACAATGGCGCGCACACCGGCGGCATCCTCTACACCACGGACCCGAACATGACGGATGAAGTGGAAGAAGAGATTGAGCAGCAGCTGGCCAACAGCAAAGGGATCGGCAACTTCAGCACTATTCTGGTGAACATCCCCGGCGGCGATAAGGAAGGCGTGCAGTTTATCCAGATGGGGGATATTGGTGCGAAAGATGAATTTGCCAACGTGAAGAACATCAGCGCGCAGGACGTGCTGAACGCGCACCGCTTTCCGGCTGGCCTTGCGGGGATTATTCCGCAGAACACTTCCGGCCTGGGTGACCCGGAAAAGGTGGAAGCCACCTATAAGAAAAACGAGGTTGCTCCACTCCAGCGCCGACTGATGATGGCGGTGAACGGTGATCCGGAAGTACCGGAACACCTTCACCTGAAATTTGCCCAGCAATTAAAGAACAAGGATGCGGCATGAGGCGTAATCGGATAAAATCCAGGCAAACTTACAACGCCGGAGCCGCAAATATGCGCGTGTTAAAAATTGAGTGCCCAGAGTGCAAATCAAAGGCGGTCATCCGTAAAACAAATCGCAAACATCGCGATATTGCTGATATTTATTGCTCATGTGCAGACGTTGAATGTGGACATACTTTTGTTATGAATTTGACTTTTTCCCACACAATCAGCCCTAGCGCCAAAAAAGGCGATTTACTGATTCAGCAGGTAATCAGCGGCATGTCAGCAGAACAAAAACAGCTGACTTTAAAACTTCTGCAGGCATCCTAATAAGAACGCCCCTCACTAACTGGGGCGCTTCTCCTCGCTTCGCTTTTCAGGTCAGCTAAAAGGTCTTCCGTCAGTTCACCCAGCCATTCATCAAGTAATGCGCGGCGTTTATCTTCCACCAGTGAATGAGTCATCATTTTCACTATAAAATCAATCCGTTCCACCTTAACTATCTGACTTAACGACGCAGACATTTCAACCTCCCTTACATTAAATACTGTATAACCATACAGTATAATATTCATTACGAAATATGAATCCTTTTTTGGGATTTATCTACTATAAACATGCGCTAACACCTTGAATTAGCCTGAAGACCACCCCGGCCAGCACTCGTTTTCATTGGTATCAGAAACGTCTATAAGTCGCTCCGCCTGATACTTCAAAAGACCATGCCCCCTGAAAGAGATCGCGGCCCCGCTTAAAAGCCGGTCAATTTCTTCATCACTGCCTTCAAACCCCCTGGCTTTCAGCTCCACTTCTAACCTGCGGCGCTTCGGCCCCGTACAGTTATTGACAGAACTCCAAGGGGCGGCGTTGCCGCCAGAAAAGCCAGCCTCCGCTGACGCTTCGGCCAGTTTGGCGACCTTTTCCCACTTAACCAGACGTGTTGGCACTTCCGAACCGGCAGCGCGCGGACAATAAACCCCCTGGACCCGCTGAACGTCTTCACCGTACTCGTTGCCGCATTCGGTGATTTCATAAGCCAGACGGACAACCAGATCGCACCGGGCAACGAGCGGACCGCCCTGCGCCTGCGTGTATGCTGCCCAGTCAACCGCCACGCTTGCAGATGCAAGAACCGCATCCATTTCCGGCTGCTCAATCTGCTGGTCACCGAGCCTGCGCAGTTCACGCCACACCGTCACCGGCGCACCGCCAATCTGCTGAAACTGACGGATACGCCAGCGTGATGCCCAGGCTGAAACGGCTTTTGCCATTTCACGCGCGTTACCGCCCGTTTCACCGTCGCGTTCTTCATCAAGAGCATAGCCGTCGATGTTTTTAGAAATGTATTTGGCGATATAGCCCGTTGCGCTGCCTTTAGTAGGATCAATCGGCTCAACGTGAAAACGCGCCTTTAGCGCCTTCTCTGTGTTCAGCTCCTCACTGTCAGCAATTCGCGCGTGATAACACATAATGTCCCGCACTTCGTCCACATGTTCAGGACGCATGAAAAGCAGCATGTGCCAGTGCGGCGTTCCATCGTGATGCGGCTCCACAACACGGAAGCCGAAAACGTGGATACCGGCACGGGAAAACGCAGCCCGGATTTTTGCCCAGACAGAGCAGAGATATTTTTGAGTATCGCGTGGGTTTGCGCCGTTCCACTGTGAAACGAATCCACCTTTGCTGTGTACGGCGTGAAAACGTGACGGCGCGGTGATCGTGTAAAAATCACCGGCATAGCCTTCATGGTTGGCGATATCTTCAAACCCGCGCATACGCGCCATTAACTCACAGCGGCGAATAGCCGGATTAGCATTGCTGCGGTTGACCATATCGGCCAGCGCAATGCGATCACCATCCTCATTAACCAGATCAAACTTTTTGAAAAACTCGCGGTTACGCTTTTTCTGCTCTGCCCACTCTCCGAGTGTTCCGCGTGAAATGTATGGACTCGCAGCCTTCTGGACCTGCCCCACGGCAATAGCCATATGCTCACGGTGTAGATCACGACGACGCTGCAGACGAACCCTCCACCATTCAGGTGACATCATGCGCAGAATCGCGCTTTCAGCATTGCGACGCTTAATCCTGCCGGTCTTTTTAACTGACAGCCAGAAAGGCGGTGTGGTAGC